GTCGAGAACGGACTACGAAAGAGAATTGGTCTTTGAGCAGAAGTTTGGAGTAGCTTTTGAGATGTATGTTAACAGCGCTATGGAAGACGGAATTAACTATGAAGACTTCGCTTTGAAACAATATGAAGCTATAAGTGGTAATATAACTAAGAAGGTCGGAGCATGGTTCAATAAGTACTTCCTAGCCAGCCCAGACGCGGGAGTAGGCGAAGAAGGTGTGGTTGAGTGCAAGGTTTTAAAAGACAATAAGTTTAGCGAGGTGCTTTACGATGGAGTCCCGATTGAACACTGGAAACAGATTCAGGGACAACTCTTTGCCAGTGGTCGTAAGTGGGGCGACTATGTGGCTATTAACCAGAACACTAGAAAAGTTAAGATTATCAGGGTCTTCCCAGATAAGGAGTTCTTCAAAGAGCTCGAAACCAAACTCAAAGAACCACTCAGCGTAGAAGAATTCAGTGAAGAGGGGCTTTACGATTTTAGGCAGATAGAGATATCTAGCCCGAGTGAGATAGCCCAGAGAGAACCTAAAATCAATTTAAATTTTTAAAAAACTATGAATGATCCAAGAAACAGAGCAATGGACGAAGCCCACAAAGTAGCCTACCTAGCCAGGGAGTACTCAGAGCAGACAATATCAGAGCTCTCTAGGCTGTTCCAGACTAATAAGATAGACTTCAACGTAGCCGCTTGGATGGCCGAAGAGCTAGGTTACATCGAAGTTGACCAGACTACTAAGAAGATAAGCTTTCCTAAAGACCCAGAAGCTTGGGTATTCGGTGAAAACGTAGAATATCTTAAGTGGGCTTTACTGTATATGTTGAAGAATATCGCCGCAGACGAGGCAGATATCAACGAAGGAGAGTTACAGGTTGAATGGATGGCTGGTGAGCCTATTGTGGATATCACCATCGCAGTGAAGGAGCTCCTCAAAGGAGGCTTGATTAAAGAGTACACTCTTACTAACACTGTTGTTGTAAAAAAAGCAACAAAGCGAAAAGCTGCAGAAATTTCTGAGCAACCTTACATCTTCTATACTCTCCCTGAGAACCTAGGGAAAGAGTGGGGTCGTAAGCAGTTCCCGAACGAAAAACTCCTTAAAGACTAGAAATGTAGTATAGTAAGAGGTACCTGTCTAGAGTTTACTCGACAGCAGGGAATCTTGCTTGCAGGGGGGCATTTCTTTAATTAGGAGTGTCCCCTCTCTATATGATATGATGAGTTTGTGGGATTATTTGGTGGAGAGTAAGGTTTGTGTGCTTTTGCGAGGGCACACAAACCGAGACTTAAGAGGACTACTTATGGTAGTCTTTTTATATGGTTCAAAAACATAAACTTAGCGAAAAAGACCCGGCGAACAGGACGGCGATCTGTACAATAGATGGGCCAGTTAAGCTCTCGGTGAATGGAAGATGCCAAACTGCCGTCAATGCGATTAGTCGAGCAGGCAAGTACCGCCGTAAATATGGGCTGGATGTCACCATCTTGGACACTACTAAATGTGAAATATGTGGAGGCTCTACTCGAATTGCGTATGACCACGACCACAACACCGGGAAGTTCAGAGGTTGGCTCTGTATGAAATGCAATACTACTCTTGGTTTAGTGGGGGATGATGTAAAAATCCTCAAGAAAATGATCTCTTACTTAGAAAAGAGATAAGAAGAAACACGCCCCTAGGATTTGGCGTGTTGTTGTCTTCTATAAATCTCCTGAGAACCCCCGTTCTTAATGCGAGCAGTGAAGAACGGGATACTTCTTAGTTTACCAGCTCATTAGCTGCCGGTCTAGGGTCTGCTTCTGGCAACCAACTAGGTAGGTGGTCCCCGTGAGAAGCAAGAGGTACAGATGGAAGGTTACCTAAGCAACCACACACTGCACCCAGCCTCTCGACAATAGCCTTAACTGGAGTAACAAGCTTAAACTCTGGGAAGATTGATTCTTGTGCCATATTAACCTTCCATCTCTCGGAGCTCAGTCCAGTGCTTAATCAGTTGGTTATAAATGATAGCCGCTAGAACCGCAATAGTGGCGACTAGAGAAACCCAACCTGTCCAAACTGTAGGCTGGACCACATTCGATTTCCAAACGGCTATCACTGCCGCTAGAATACTCAGAAGAATGTTCGTTGGTACTGGGTACCTATTCGCAAAAGTAACCGGTATAAACTTAAGCTTTAATAGCTGTTGTACTGCGACCACTCCTACCGCTGCTAAACCTGTAATATATGTTAAATCCATAGTAATTTCCTTTATTTAAAATTTGTGAACAAACCCTTTAAGAAGTCGATGATCTTAGTCACCAGGACCTCTAAAGCGCCCACTCTCTTATCTATATCACCGATCCTATCTTCAAGGGTCGGTGTTTTTGGTGGCTCTACTGGCTTTGGTGGCTCTGGGTTAGGTGTTGGAGCCTTAACTTCTAAGTCGGTGCTTAGGAAGCCTGTGGTGGCTTTGATTTTGCCTCCATCATAACTGTATGAAGTCATTAGGTAGGTCTTCCCATCGACTACAGCTTGAGCATAGATATCTACCTCTTGGCCTTTAGTGAAAGCTTTAACATTCTTCTTGGCTACGAAGTCGTAGAGGTTAGAGTCCTTATTAAAAACATAGGTCCCAAAGTTATAGAGTGCAGTGTACTGAGGGGTCGAGTTTACTGGAGGTGGTACTACAACAGGGGGAGGTATAACAACTGGCTTACCAGTAGAAGTTCCGAATGAGTCTCCGGCAATCTTCTTGTCTGCCTCAGCAGAGAGTCTAGCTAGATCGTAGTTACCAGGGCAGGCAGTTGCTTTGAACTGTTTATGGGGTACTAGAGGTAGGTAGCCATATTCTTTTCTGAGCTCTGCAATAAGTTCCGCGACTACATCATAGTCTTCAGCCCTGCATCGAGGGTCACACTCAATAGATATCGTATAGGGGTTGGCGTTGTTAGTGGCCCAGCTTGCATCGGGTAGGTTGACTAAGCAAGCGACCTGTCTGCCTGTTCCAGTTGCTACGAAGTGGGAAGAGGCTTGCCTGGCTGGGTTGCAGAGAGTATTAATCACTCCGCTGAAGCTCGGGTTAGTATTAGGATCGCCCCACCAGTGGATGGCGATGGCTTCTATAGTCCTAGGACGCCCGTATGTGGCTTTAACTTTCGCATTCGGAGTGAAATTAGGAGAGTTAAATTGAGTTAGATAGGTATACATAAGCTTGATTATACTACTTATTCTTTTTATGTAAAGCCACCTCTTTATCGTGCTCTACTAGAGTGGCGGTCTGTCTAGCCAACCTGTAAAGGGTCCAGATTAACAGGGCTGAGAAGAAGAGAGTGAGGGTATTGGCTACAGTATAGATGCCACTAACCAGATTCACTGTGGTCGCAGATCTAGTGATAGCTCCTATAACTGTTAAGAAGCCAATAGTTAACGGAACAAGATTACCGAAGAAGATAACTAGTGCTAGGATAAATAAGTTTCGACGGAACTTTCTAATCCCCGGCTCGACGTATAACTTGAATAAACCTAGCTGTCTTTTTAGAACAGAGACGATGAAGATCACTGTTCCTATCTGTGCTACCAGTAGTAACGCTGCTAAAAGTTTAATGGGCATGGCTATTTCCTTTCTTTGTTTTACCACCTGCTGCTATATATATTTTAACAGTAAAACCATTGTTTTCAATAACCTTAACCGCATTGCGACTAGCGTTCAAGGCTTGCCCGACAACCTTCTTCCTAGCCTCTTTAGTCTTGGCGAGCTCTTGGATCTTCTTGACCTTGGGCTCTTTCTTTTTTAACCATCTCATGCTTCACCTCCCTTGCCATTGTTAATCTTCGCGGAGAAGAGGTTCATGGCATTAGTATTACCCGACACTACTGCCGTCACCTCTTTAGTAACCTCTTTGCTATCTGCCAACCTAGCGTCCTGGAGCTGTTCAACTTTCTTGTAAAGCTTTATGCAAACTGCCCCAAGAGCAATACAAAGCACTCCAAGAACTCCTTGAGTGAATAAGTAAGTTGTGATTCCATCTTGGGGTGCCATAGTGTTTTTTATACTATTTCTGCCGTTAGTATCGTTGGAGATGTGGAACTAGCTTCAATAGAGACTGGTCTGCCAGCATTTGATGTCTGTATCCCCACACTAAATACTTTAGGGGTGTCTGCGGTAGGGGAGCCCTCAACTATTACACTGACATAGAGTGGGGCACCGACATTAGCAGTCGTGTTGTTGTTTATAGAAGCCCGAGCAATTTGAGTTCCAGCTCCTGCAATTGTCCCGTCATAGAGGAAAGCATAGCCAACTGCGCCACCAGTTGCCATGTATAGCTGATCTGCCGAAAGTGTTATTTTTGCACGTCTACCCTTTGGGATTATAATTGGCATCGTTAAGCCATTACACTGAACAGCAGTGAGAGAAGCAGTAGCATTTGCAGACTTAAAGTCGTGATAACCTAGCAACTTTCTCCTAGGATCTCTAGGGCAAATGAGATTACCCAGAGAATCTGTGACAGCGTAAGCATAACTCCCACTCACTACGATAGGTAGAATCTTATTGACTTGTCCTTGGTTAATAGCGGCGACGTTCGCGATATTAGCTCCTGAAACAATTATCCCCAAGCGTACGCTGTTCGCTGCTAGGGCCGGAGAAGCAGCGTTATTAGCCACTGAGTTGCCTCCAGTATAAACAAGAGTTGCGACATTCCCGGAAACGGGTTCTAGAAGGTCGAAGTAAGTGTCCTTGGAAGCGACAACTACACCAGTAGCGGCTGCCACAGTGTACCTTTTACCATTGATATAGACTACTCCAGCAGTTAAACTCCATGCCAAGGTTGAACCATATCCTGTCCCTGTTAAGACACATCCAGAAGCAATATAGTCAAATTCGCTCTCTCTCATTCTGAGGGCTGGGTCTACTGGGTCGGCGAACTGGTCAGGGGTTGTGATTGTGTCGTTCTTAATTGTCCCGTCAGCGTTATGTGATACTTTGGCTAAAGCAACCACATTATCTGCGAACCCAGTGGTCGGCTTAATAAAAGCTACTTGTCCAGTAGTGTTGCCAACATCAGTATAACCGGGCATTACGGAGTCAATAATAATATCTCCAGCACTTAGGTGCCCCTCAAACTCTAGTTGTGTATCTGGGTCTAAGAATCCAGTACCTAAGAGAGTCCCTGTCGTTACGATAAATTCATTAGGCCAGTTGTCTACACTATCTACATTAATTACAGTTGCTAGAGCCGCTCGGTTGCTCTCAATATGGGCTAGAACAGCGTTCCCGGTTCCATCACTTGCCTTCAGATTATCGTATGTCATAAGTCCCCCTTATTTTTCCTTGAATTATAACATAAACAGAATAAAAAGAAGCCCCTAGTGGGGCTCCTCTCAAACGCTCTAGTAAAGACTAGTCGTTTTCCAAAGATGCGATGCTGTTGACTTTCTTTGTAAGAACAAATGTGTCAGAGCGGTCACGAAGTTGGATCTCAATACCACTGAATAGAGGTACATCTTCCAAAACTTTCATACCACCAGCTTTAGGGTCCATCTTAGGAGTTACGTTGATGACTGCACGCTTATCAGCGACGATCATGTAAACACCAGCGCCTAGGTAGGCATCAGGTACTTCAACGATTTTTGCTCCCTTGAACATTCCGAGGTAACCCTTCTTAGCGTCCCCGTATCCAGCATCAGAACCTGTGAAGTTGATGTCAGAACTAAGAACAGAAGCTTTCTCGAAACCTAACCAAGCAACTACGTTACCAACAGCTCCACCTCCAGTACGAACTTTGTCTATAGTCCTTGCGAACTGTAGCTTTAGATCATTTGTACCAGCGTTAGCGTCGAAGACAACTTTGTTACCAGCAGGACGGGATGCCAAGATCTTCGCAAGAGAGTAAGCATCGTGAGCAGGAACGAAAACTTCGTCAGCCTGTTGTAGAGCTACTTTCTTAGAGAATTCAGAAACAGGGATGTCCTGGATTTGAGTCCTCTGGATGCGTAGAAGCATTGACTTATTGTAAGCAAGTGTTAAAGTTTGCTCGTCAGGAACAACCAATGAAGGTGATCCAAAAGGGGCGGTTGCATGAGCTTCGTCATAAGTAGCAAGAGATCCGTTAGCGATGCTAAGAACTCTAATGCTATTTAGGCCTTCAAACTTGTAACCATTGTCGCCTAGGTATGGTGCAACCACTGAAGAAATACTTAGTGGGATGTCCATAATGTTGGCGGTTTTAGTTCCGTATGCCATATTATTTTATTCCTTATTCATTAATTTAAAATTTGAAAACCTTGCTTGAGGTTAATTGTATATTAGTTGTTGTCTTCTTCGCAATAGGGCTTGTGTTAATATGTATGATATGGAGATCCCGGTAAACTTTAAAGCAAGACACTACCAAGCAAAAGCCCTTCGAGCCCTAGAAAGAGGTGCGAAGTTAGTCGTTCTATGTTGGTCCCGTCGTGCAGGTAAAGACTTTACTTGCTTTGGCTACGCTGTTAAGAAGATGGTTGAGCAACCAATGAACGTGGTTCTAGTCTTCCCGACCAAGGAGCAAGGACGTAAAGCGTTCTGGGATAACGTTGAGAATGATGGCTTCAAAACCATTGAACATATACCGAAGAGTCTGATCGCACGGCAAGATAACACGGAAATGAAGATCACTCTTTTAAATGGATCTACCTTCTCGCTAGTTAGTGGTGCCGATGCCGACAGCCTTCGTGGTGCGAACGGCAAACTATATATATTCTCAGAGTTCCCACTAATAGATAGCGGAGCCTATGATGTGGTCGTGCCAATCGTAGCAGTTAACGGAGGTCAGATCATAATCCAAGGTACCCCTAAAATCGACGCTATCAGCGGTGGTACGTTTAAGATATTGTTCCAGGGTGCTGAGAAGAACCCAGACCAGTATGCTTCTAGAGTTACAGCCGAAGAGTACTTGAGTCAGGAGACGCTCGACGCTCTACAGAGAGATGCCATCGCCAAGAATGGTAACGACTTCTTCTTCCGGCAAGAGTTTTTGTGTGACTGGGGTCAAGCCTCAGCAGCCACCTATTATGGTCAGATCCTCTCTAAGCTAGAAGAGGATAAAGGCATCGACCTCTACCCCTATAACCCAGCCTACCCAGCATATACAGCGTGGGACCTCGGTATGGCAGATGCCACCGCAATCACCTTCTTCCAGTTTTATAAGATTAACGGCAAGCCTACCCCTGTTATAATAGACTATTACGAAACGTCCAGCCTAGCGAATGAGGCCATTGTGAAGTTTGTCCAGTCTAAGCCATATAACATCCAGTGGAATTTCTTGCCCCACGATGGGTCCACCAGAGACTCAGACGCTATTCCGCGTATCGAAAAGATCAGAGATTTTGGACTAGTTAACTCGAGTTTACTAAGGCGTGAACCGATAGCAGATGGCATCAACCGAGCTATGGCGTGGCTCGGGAAGAGTAAGGTTAATAAGCCTACTACGATTGATCTCATTAAAAAGCTGTATTTATACTCCCGTAAGTTTAATCCATTAACAGGGGATTACACGGGACCGGAGCACAAATCTGAGTCTCACGCTGCCGACTGCACTCGATATATGTACCAAGCTATAGAGCTGGAGTTCGACCAAGAAACCTGCGAACTATATGGATCGCAGGCCGAGGAAAGCTGGAGTGAAGAGACGCTAGTACAAACTAACTTCTATTCACCCGCTTAATTAAAAGGTTCCTTTACCACCGAGAATTGATACTACAGCGGTACCGGTAACAGCTCCAGGAGCCATCACACGAACTCTTGAGAGTCCGGATACGTCAGCGCGGAAGATGCTTTGAACAGTAGTTGGGATAGTTGCAGAAGCAACCCCATCCACTAGCTTCTTGAATACAGTCGCGTCAGTAATAGTTAACCAGTTAGTATTATCAACTGTCCCTTGTAAAACCAAACCACCAACAGCGGTATAAGTTCCGGTGACTTGGATAGCTATTGTATCCCCCTCACCACCTAGAGCGAGCTCTACTGCAGATCCAGTAGTAGCTACGCCCGCAGGCACTAGGTTCTGAGTAGTAATGTTACCCGAAGCGTTAGTCGCGAGTGCCATTGTTACTTTTTACCCTTCTCTTCGTTAGCTTCAGAGCTAGTAGCCTTAACTTCTTCAGGAGCAGATGCAGGAACCTTCGCAGGCTCTTCTCCATCGTTTTCCTTCTGCTCACCTAGAACGTCAAACCCTGGGTGCAGTTGGCTTTCACTAGTAGCTTTTTTTGCAGCCTTACTAGTATCGTTAGTAAGCTCATTGCTATCTACTTTGACTTCTTTTTGTTCCTTAACTTCGGCCTTGTGATTAGCTTTAGCAGTCTCACGGGCATCTTCAGCGATCTCATCTCGAGTTGGAGCATCAGCAATAGTGCTCTCTTCTCGCTCTTTTTTAACGTTGATTTCAGCCTGTTCTTGACCCTGCTTAATAGCGTCTTCAGTTGTGTAATCTTTTCTTTGTACTTGTGTCATAATGCTATATCTCCTTAGCGTCGTTAATGTACGACTACTAATATCTTAGCACTACCGCTTTACTTTTTGCTAGACGCTGGCTCTGCTTTTTCTGGAGCTTTTTCAGGTTCTACAGGGGTAGGTTCTTCAACCTTTGGAGCCTCTTCTTTTACCGGCTCTTCTTCTTCGGCCTCTAGAGCTCGGATTTCGTCTTGGTAGGCACGTTCGAATGAAGCATCGTCCTGATTGATCTCTGGTTGTCCGTTGCTAGGGGTGTTGTTATCAGAGATGTAACGGAGCATATCTGGTTCGCCTAGGAGGTCAGTAGCAATCCCGTATCTAGCAGCAACCATCTGCTGTAGCTCTGGGCTCTTCTTAATCTTATTAAGCTCAACTACGATCTCTGGAGCTAGTCTCCATCCTCGGTCTTGCCCTTGGTTAACGTTTGGTCCACGATCACTCGAACCCCAGAAAGCCGCTATGTGTGGCTCTGAAACACATTCTCTTACTTCACCGCTGTATATATTTTTAAATTTAATCATAATATTTTCTCCTTATTTAGTTACCTTCGTAGTGTTCCTTGGCTGCTTTGGCCCATTCCTTCTCCTCCGCGTCCATTGTCTCCGTCTTTCCGCCGGAGAATATATCCTCGCGGTCAGAACGGGTTTGTTTTTTGACGACCTCTTTTTGTTTCTCTTCCTGTTGAACGGCCTCTGGTGTAGGAGCAGGCGGTTGAGCGGCAGCCTGTCTAGCTTCAAAAGCTTCTTGATGCCCAGAAAGTGCAATATCTGCAAATCTCTCTAAAGATTGCGGAGCTCTAGTTATAATACCACTCTCTTCGTTTTTTTCTAAAGTCTCTGCATAAGTGTCCCAAAGCATCTTCCCGAGCTCAGGCTTCTCTTTAAGGAGTGCACCATACTTAGTTAAAACGTTATCAGCTTGATCTTTAATAGATAGCTGGACATCGGCTATCTGCTCAATTTGTTTCTCAACGTCTTCTACCTTCTTATCGGCGTCCATTCTCCACTGGAGGAAATAGGCTGTAGCTTCTTGGGCAGTGAAAGGCTCTCCAGTATTCGGGTTAATTATCTTGAGTAGATCTTCAGGGGCGTTAATAGGGTCACCATCTTTGTCTAGTAGCTGAGGCGCAGCGTCTTTAAACATCTCATTTCGGATGTCCTCTTTCATGGCCTTCTGGTCTTCTATGATTTCCCTTTGGATAGCACGCTGGTCACGAACTGTAGTATCCTGCGGGGTAGGTTCAGGAGTTGCTTCTGGGGCGAGTTCGCCTTCTGGTGGAGTAACCGCTTCTGCTCCTCCTTCAGCTGGCGTCTTAGAATCTTCTTGAACTTTCGGAGCTTCATTTGGCTTTGCCTCCTCTTTAATACCTACTTCACTTTTAAAATCTTGTGCAGCCTGCTCCCACTCTTGGTCGTCTTGAGACGGAGCCTCTGGGGTTACTACTGGTTCTGCTACTACTTGCTGATCGTCTGGTGCCATAATATTAACCTTTCTTTAAACTTGCTTCTTCTATTGCGACCTGCACCTGGGACTGAACTGCCACCAGAATGTTTGATGCAATCTGGTGTGCTAGTATCTGTTCCTTGATGTCTTTTTTTAGGTCGAAAGCATTGAAGTCTCTGTAAAGGGCGATAATAGATTCGTCTAAGATTGCCTTAACTTTCACAAGCGCTGGGAGGTCTTTCTCATTTTGAGCATTGACGATATCCAAAGGTACACCTTGCTTAGATGAGCGATAATCAAATTCTTCGTCGTTTGGTCCCATAGTTATAATCTTTGCATTGCTATTTATTCTCAATATAGCTTATGTTATTTAAGAAAGTCAAACATTTAGTTTTACACCATTGGCTGCATAGGTGGAGTAACAGGGATGGCAGGCTGTTCCGGAGCAGTATATTCTGGGACTGCTTTCTCAAGCATAATGTCCTCGAGTTCACCAATCTTAGCCTGTTTAGCGACATCTTCTGGTGCTGCAGTCTGAGACATAACAGTGTGCATATCTTGAAGGTCAGCTCGCTTTTTCTCTTCCATTTCGTCTTTACCAACACTGAGCTCAATCTCAACAGTCCAGTCTTGGATACTTTCGTAAAGCTCATCCCAGTTAATAGTGATCTTATTATCGTCACCAATAGTAGGTACGAACTCAGTCATTGTCTGGCCAGTAGGGTCAACTTCAAGGTTTGGTTCTGGTACGAAGTTAGACTCTGAGAAGCGGTTAATGGCGTTTTTGCAGTCGTCGTCGACTATAAGTTCGTCTTCGCCCTCTTGCTCGCAGATATAAGTGTCGAGAGCGACTAGGGCGTATTGCCTTAAGAAGTTCTCCATTATGTTAGTAACCTGGTTTGTGGCGACATCTGTAGCCTTCTCTTGCATCCTTACTCCTGGGCCAGTCTTAGAGTACCCAAATGCATTAGAGTTCCCGTTCAGAGCCCCAGATGGGGTACCCATCATGTTCTGGATCTGAGAAGAGAACTGTTGAGCAAATGGTACGAATTGAGCTAGAGCTCCGTTATCAAGCTGGACAAGCTCGGCTTTAGCATTTTGGTCAAGTGTAATCCATTTCGCATTCTGCTTAAGTTGGATAGGAGCTGTGAATCTACCACGCTGTAACACCGGTGGAGCGCTGTTTAAGAGCAGCATTGAAGCAATATTCTGCAAATAAACGTTCATCATATTCTGCATTGGAGAAGCCAGGCGGACTCTAGAAGTTCCGTATGGGCTCAAAGATGCCGGATCAATCACTAAGAATAAGACTCTAGGGTAGCCATACTTAGACTTATTCTCAATGACTCTGAGTGGTTCGTCCATAATCTGCGGACAGAAAGTAATGAACTTCCCACCTTTACCAGTTTCATACCTGGTAACAAATTGGTAGGTGCTGGAGTTTGCCGCAGCAGCGTTCTTATTCTTGGCACTAGACTGGTAGATAGAGTAATTCTTGCCGTCTGGTTGCATATCTAGGAGCTCATCTAGCTTAGGAGTATTCCAGCTAGTATCCGGATTTAGCTTCGCCGCATCGCGGATCTTACGAACTCGAGACTTAGGCAGGTTAGCGACAACATAGAAGAATCCAGCTTCGTAAGCGTCTGTTATGCCGGACTCTGGGTCTACATCGTCGTAGTGCAAACCTTTCATACTGGTCCCGTGATCGCCACGCATCTGCTTATTTGCCACCATAAATGGTGCATAGCCGTGAGTTAGAGCTTCTTCAGCTCCGACCTGCATAGTAGACAAAAGCCCTTTGCCGAAGGTATCTTCGTTGAAAACAGCTCTTCTAAGTAGGTAAGAACAAATCTGAGCTGGGATGCTGTTCTTGGTCCCGTTAACAGTTGCGGAGAAAATAGGTAGCTGTTCGAGAGAATTTCGAGGTACTGAGCGGACTAGGCCGGCCAAAGTAGTATCGCCCACGAAAGGGGCATTAGACTGATGGTTAACAGGTACGCCATCAACAATGTTGTCTAGTGAAGGGAAATCGTTAGTGTAGCTCTCTCTAGTAGTCCGGGCTGTGCCCCACTCCTGGATGATTGTCTCCATATCGATCTGGTTTTCTGTGTCTAAATTATCCATATTGCTTATCCTTTTAACCTTATTCTATCTTAAATCTGGCTTTACTCCTAGGTTTTCACCTTCAAAAGATACAGCTCGAAGTTTGTAGTCATTGTAACCGCTGTCAGTCTCAATGAACCACTGCACTTCAGAAGCTAAATCGTTAATAGAAAGAGGTATGCGAACGTCTTCACGCTCTGTCGCGGAGGCACTAACATCGAGCTGGGCGACATCGTCCCATCCCGGAGGCGCCGCAAAGTAAGCATAAGTATATTGTGGATCAGACCACCCACCAGAGGTAGAGAGCACATAGGCAGGACCGATATAAGTCTTTTGCTTTGTCTTAATTTTGCCATTCTGGTTCCTATAATTGACTCCAATAGTGATGTTACCCATTAAATTCATAATGTAGAACATAGCCTGAACGACTGCTTGGTAGGTGTTATGGCTCTCGCTAATTCCCATTAGGGCTCCTCTGGCAGAAGTAGTAAAGGTTTCTCCTGAGCCATCGATGTAATCAACAGTACCGAATGAATCGAAAAGCTTAAAGGTCTTTTTGCCTTGGCGAATATATACGAAAGCTGGGCTATCTGGAGGAGACACTGTGCCAATCCACTGAGCTGGGATTTTGAGTCTGTACCAACCCCCGTTATTATTAAGATCGCGGATTAGGATTTCGTTAGGGGTATCAAAGCCTTCAGCTGGAACGATCCAAAGAATGCGATTATCCCATCCAGTACCGACAATTTCGCCTAGCGCACTAACCTTAATACGGCGAGTGTAGGGTTTAATATCTTTATCAATTTCTTTAGTAGCAATAACGTTTTGGAGGGATGGCTGAGTGTCCATAGATGTGAACCCATCTGTAGATGGGAAGGAGAGTTGACCTCTGTAATTTACTACACCTAGAGATGAGGCGACTCCTGCGGCTCCATAGTTCTGCTCAGTTACCCCCCAAACAACAAAGGACTGATTTCCATAATTAATCGTCTGTTGTTCAAGGGTAGCCTGTTTAGAGAGCCCCTGAGTGTTAGAAAAGAGGATTGTGAGCGAAGGTATACCTTGCCCGTTTCTGAAGCCCACGACGCTTGCAGGGTAGTAATTCGTACCCTTAGAAGGCTCAGACCGGAAGCCTCCGTTAGCAGATGAGAAGTCTAGGGCAAATTCACCATCACCACCAATCCAAATATTGTGAGGGTTATCGATGTCTCCAAAGAGTACAGGTCGCCCATTAGTCTCGATCCCGAACTGAACCCTAGGCCCATCGGTAGAGTTAACTGCAGGCGGTGTGCCGCGTCCAATATCAATAGCCAGAGTGCCATCATCTACAATACTCAAGCTGTTGAGGTCGAGCCCCGTAGCGAGACGAAGCATATCAGTAGGCTGTATAACACCTCCGTTGGAGGCTAGAGCTATATATAGATTCCAGTAAGTAGAACCTGCTGGGTTGCCGGCTGGGCGAGAAACAGTGAGGTACTCGGTCCCGTCAGCTTTCCAGAGGCTTCGGGGTTTGTTAACTGTATAAGAGAGAATGGGAGAAAGCTCAGTCTCGCCGGTAGGAGATGAGAAGGTGTATCCATAATAGATAGTGTAGGCCCCAGAGTTCGTTAGAACAGTTGGAGAGGCAGTTGGAGCTCCTGAAGGGTTGGCTACTAAGGTGTATTTTACGACGTTGTTATTAGACAGATCGACGTAAGCGAGCTTGTCGCCGTTGCCTCCGTTAAGGATCAAGAGACAGTCAAGAGCCCTCAGAAGGATAGGCTTCCCTCCGTTTTGGGTGGTGATAGTGTTATCACCTCCGCAGTCGGTCCAGTCGTCGTCACCTTCTTGGCAATACTTTATTTTGCCATCATCTGCCGTATAGTATTTGAGCCCATCATCAGTGATAACAGGGTAGGTATCGTAGCCATCCTCTACAGTATCGGGGAGAAATGGGGTTAGAGATTTTCGAGGAGTGAGGAAGCCGTCGATAGATAACTCTACATCTTCACTCGCAACGATCTGATTGCCAGCGGCATTTTGCTCACCATTCAGGAACAAGCCACCAGAGAACCCAGTGACATCAACACTGGTTATGTTTTTCTTTGGTACTGCTACCGGCTCGGTGACTGCCATATACTAGAATATCCCCGCTATGTTACCGAAATCCTCCCGCGAAGCTTCGCTTGGGATGGAACTCGCTTGACTTCGTGCTTTAGCACCTTCCAATAAGTTGTTGTATTTCTGGGCAAAAGCAGGTGAGGTACCACCCTGCACAATATCTGGGAGTGTTGCGTTTTTTGCAACACCTAAGATTAGGAGTAGTTTTGGCTTTACTTGATCGAGCAGATCGACATTAATCAGAGAGAGTTCTGTAGGTTCGTTGATAACATCCGCAGTTATAGTCCCGCCAATTTCACCCTCATTCAAAGGTCTAGAGAAAACTATTTGATCTCCGACGTAACTAACCCGTTGCTCACTACTAAGGTAGCGGTTACGATTAGTTAGCTGGCTAGGGGCTACGACGTCCCACTCACTGATAACGGCTCCGTCTTGGCTTATGACTAGTGGGCGAAATTCATCTATAACAAGCCTCAAAACGCCGTCTGGGAGGTCAAAAGTTTGAGTAGAAGAGGAGATAGTACCAATTTCAACGTCGTTCTCACGGAGGAAAAACCAATCAATCGGGCGGCCTTCTGGATCGGTTTCCGCCATTAACTCATCCAAGAACATATTGGTCCAGTCGATAGCCTTCGCTACCTCTTCAACCCCGTCAGTATCACTGATCTCATCAATATACCGATTATATCGAGTTAAGTATACGCTCTGCGCGAATTTATGTAGTTTCTCTGTAGTTGTCATGCTCTGCCTCCCTTAGTGACGTTGATTTTTTTAAGCTTGGACCTATCGTAGTTAGGTACTTTAGCTAGAACTGGTATAGCGGATTCTGGGGTGGAGAAGCTTGCTCCTCTCGCCTTTAGCGGTTGGTATGATCCGCTAGGGTTCTGGGTTGCAATACTAGTGTTAATTGACTTAGCCTTGCCACCGCGTCCACCTTTTCCACCTTTACCTTTTCCAGCTTCTTTAGCCTTGTACTTAGGTTTAGACCCGTTGTCCTCTTTCAAGCTAACCCCTGCATCCGCAAGATCTGCATCATAAGAGTAAAGCAAATCATACATATCTGGATCGTAATCTTCGCTTTCTGGGTCCCCCATCGCTCTCCACTGAGATTGACTTATCTTTGAGTATAGACTAATTACTTCTGGAGCATAAGCTTTATCTTGAGTGACCTCTAGCCGTTTGATCTCATCCTTCATCTTCTGCTTAGTGCTAGCAGCTTTATTAGGGTCTTGGTTGGCTTGAGCAAGCTGGTATCTGAGCCCTGTTAAAGCCTTATCATATTCTCCATCTTCCATTCGAGCTTTTATACCTTCGTCGCTAGTCGGAACTCCATCACGCTCGAATTCAGCCTCAGTGATTTTATTGGCGATGTCTTTGAGGTTCTTTTCAGATGGATCTTTCTTTTTGAACTCCTTCTCGAATTCAGCCTTGTAGCCAGATATGGCCCTATCGTACTCACCATTCTCGAGTGCGGCTTTAATCTTCTTATCACCTTTAGGGACGTCCTCTTCACCTCCGTAAGTCTGTACACCTGCGCCAACAATACCAGGGGCACTTCGAGCAACTCCACCTAATAGAGATCCGGATTCTTTCACATTCGCTGGGAGCTCCGTAAGAGTCAGTGGAGCTATTAGCTTGCCTGCTTCGCCGAGAATATTTACTTCGTTGCCGTAAGGGTCTTCTCGAGTGAGTGGGTTCCCATCATCACTAGGAGCAGTCTTGGACATCTTCCAACCAAATCCTAGCATTGGGTTAAGTTTACCCTCCATAAAGCCTCCTAGAGCATTTGCTGGAGTAGTGTCTTGCTCTTCGCCAGTTGAAGAGTTGATCTTTTTGCCGGTTAAAACTTGAGCTCCTACACGGATATTTTGCTGTAAACCGCCTAAGATATCATACCTAGTATTGCCAATCTTAATCTTGGCGAAGTCTGCGGATCTAGGATCTTTACCTACTTCTACACCTGGGAGAGCATCAGCCATCGTTAAGACTACACCCGCCATACCCGCGAAGGCTGCGGCTGAACTTAGAGCCTCAGTTCGGGCAGGACCAGATAACCGGTAGTACCAGTAAGGGTTAAGCATATTAAGTCTTGAAGCCCAGAGGCGCCCAGAGAAGAGAGTCTTGCTAAGAATTTGAGCGTGTTCGTCAGTGAAGCCACCACGTTTACCACCACGACCAGAGAGAGTGTTCAAAGCCTCTCCCATGTCTTCGAGCTCTTTACCTGAGAAATTCTTTAAAACTTCGTCTACACCACCGACGTTATCAATCCAGTTCTTAGCCACATTATATCTAAGGTTAGTTAGTGTTCCTGAGAATGAGCGGTTTGAAGCTTTGATAAGACCACCTACGAAAGGAGTCTTTTCAAGCAGAGGAGCGGAAGACATTGCTTCTTCTGCAGCTTGATCCCATAAACTAGGCACCTGCAGATTCATTGCAGATTCCATAAATTCAGAGTAGTTAACGCCATTTGGATCAACTTCTGTGGCCATTCGTTCAACGGCATCATCGAAGCCACCCTTGTTGAAAGCATAACCGATTCCCTTAAAGAAGGCTTTTGTGCCCTCAATCGGGTGTCTAGCCATCAAAACGCCTGCCTGCCGAGGGGAGGAGAAGTCGAGAGTAGTCATAAGAGTACGCGGGGCTCCTGCAATTTGTTCGAGTAAGTTGAAGTCGTCTGCACCTTTCCCGGCTACAGCTTCTTCTATTTGCTTAGAAATAACGTTTCCTAAGCCATCCTGTTTGCCATTGTAGTAGTCTCGGATATATCTAACATCGGCCTTAGTTGGGGCCTGATCTACATCTCCCCAGAGCTTTCGGAAGGCTTGCTGAGTGTTGAGCTTCTGGAAGTCTCTAAGTTTAGTGGAAGCTTCGATGTCGTTTAGGACTTCGTCTGCGGCTTCTTTAGGAATATTTACAGGTTCGTAACTAGACTTAGAATATTCGCCTTTAAGAGCTGAGAGTTTAGCTCGCATACCAGCCTCACCACCTCCAGCTTCACTGAACTCAATCCCACCTTCAGCGATGCGATTCCCTCTCTCTAGCGATCTAACACCCTCTAAGTCTTTAACTGCTCGAGATGCAGGATCTAACTGAGCCATTGTCTCTTCAAGTGCTACGCGACCTTCTGGGGTGAAATTCGGGTACAGTTCTTCTGCACCTGGCTTATCGGCGACAATAGAAACGTCTTCCCAGTTCCTATACATATCAGTTAAGTCATTGAGTTTTTTAAGTTGGAGCTGAGTCCTTTGGTTGGCAGGTATAGATCTGAGCTCAGAGATCTCTCTAGCGAGCCTTTCTGGGTCCAGAACGATAGTTTCACCTGAGATTGGATCTTCGTAACTAGAGACTCTATAAGGAGTATTAACCTCTTCTGCAACTGCTCTGGCAGCCTGAGCTTGGAGCTCTTCTTCGGTTGCCGCAACGGCACTGTCACCTCGAGCAGGTACAACACCTGCTTCGGTTAGATCATTAGAGATCTGGGCGTCTGAGACTAGAGTAGGGTTGCCTTGAGCATCAAGCTCTGGGTTTACTCGCATTTCACCTTGAGCGACTGATTCAGCTATATCAGCAGGAGTATTCAATGGTACCGGAGAGACTGGTTCCGGGATATCAGCCTTCTGTAGAGGCACATTTATTGATTCACGGAAGTCTGCAACCTGTTGAGGATTAGTCTCTGGTACTGGCACCTCGTCCCCAACCTTGGCAAGAGGTAGGCTAGGATCTGGTATATTCTGAGCGGGTAGTGGCATCTCCCGAGGTACTTCTGGAGCTAGTTCACTAGGGACAGCATCAGCAGCCTCATCTACCACATTGGCCTTAGGCACTTCGATAGGAGCCGGCTCTGGAGCTTTTGCGAGGTTTGTAGACTTAACCCCGTCCGCTACAGTGACAGTCGGAGTTTCATCCGCTTCTTGAACAGTCTTTTTAATTTGGCCAGGAATAGATGGAGCGTCTTCTGATTCGACTACTCTGGCGACATCTTCGACGGCGTTATCTGCACCCTTGAATTTGCCAAGAACCCTGCCAAACCCAGAGCCAATACCTTTAAGCAATCCTGCAGAAACGGCACCTGTACCGGCATCGATAGCGAGCTGTTTGGCGGTGACCTCTTCACCTTTTGAAGATTTCTCACCAGTTTGTTTAAGAGTGAATGGTATGCTTTCAACAAAATCTTCTGCGATTGCCCCAGTGTATTTACCGCCGACCTTGGCTAGACCCTTCTCTGCAACCTTAGTTTTAGCCAGTGCAGCACCTGGTATCATCAGCGAAAGAGCTTCCCCCGCCACATTACCGGTCTTATAATAACCACTTAACCCAGCTTTCTGGGCGTCTTCGTCTATCTTTTTAGCGACCTTATCTAAGCCTTGAGATACTCTATTTGTCCCGATCCCTGGTGTTGCGAGGTCGTAAAGTCCAGTTGCCCCTTGACCAACGCCTGTGCCCACACGAAGGGCAGACCGGCCTGGAGCGGTAGAAATCTCTGCACCACGTTCTAAAAAACCCTTTTTTCGTCCGCCTCCCTTCTCGATCTTGCCAGCGTCCTCCAAGACCTTAATAGTGTTAAGAGCGGCCTGATCTCCTTTAGCAGCCCTTTCTCGAGCTGATTTAATCAGAACATCCTGATAATCCTTGTTAACGTTTTCGAACCCAGTTAAGTAAGTATTTTTATCAGTCTTAGAAGTTCCGTCTCCACTAAGAACAGTTCTTTTCTCGAGGCTTTTAGGGAGTAACCAAGCAGCATTTCTACCGAAAATCTTCTTATTCTCTTCACCACTCTTTTTAAGTTGTACAAATTCTTGCTGAGGTTCTGGGGCAGGTTCGGGTTTAGGTGCGGGAGTTGCGGTGCTTTGAGAGCCTACCTTCGCGAGAGGGGAGGTGAAGTCAAACTGAGACTTTGGTTCATTCTGAGGGAGCTCTACATAATTATCTCGAGGAGCGTTAGTACGCTGGAGTTGGCGCAAAGCAGCCTCCCGCGCACGTCTACGGCGTTCTTTTTCGTCCTGTTGGGCGAAGTTATCACGTTGGCCCTTGTTCTCCTGTTTGTTCCAGAAGTCTAGTCCGGACCAGATCTTATTTAGCAACGCCATAGCCTTTGGCCCCCTTTAGTTAAACTGCTAGTTCTTCTTCGTCTCTTCTTCGTCCAAGTGCTTTCCCTGCTAGAAGTGTGGCTGGTTTAGTGCCACCAAGCCCACCTCCTGCTACGTCGACTGTCATATCTCCAGCTCCAGCTAGGTATCGTTCTAGATCCCCAGGAGTGAAGGCTGCCTTACGTTCAGTGAACGGAGTAGCTGCAACAGCACTCTTGGCTGCAATAGTCTGGTTAAGATCACCAGCTTCGTTAAGGACTCTAGTAGCCTCGGCATTATTCCCAGAGCTACCAAATAGTTCAGCCATCTTTTGCAAGAAGCCTTGCCTTTTACCAGCAACAGCACCTTCTAGGGCAGTTCTTTGGTTAATTCGAGCAGTCTCTGCTTCTCTACGTCGGTCCCGATCTTCTTCGTCGAAACGACTTTTAGCTTTATCTAGGCCAGTTGCGTTAGTCGCATAAGTATCTACTGCACCACCGATATCTTCGTTGGCAGAGGTTCTAACAGCATTATCAGCTAAGAATCCACCATCACCAGATAGAGCGCCAATAGCAGATAGCGTACCGCGAAGTCCACGTCTACCTTGAGCTGCGGCTAAAAGAGCGTTCTGCCTGTTCTTATCGAGGCTCTTATTATTGCTAACTGTCTGCTCATCATAATCTTCTGCAGTCTGAGAAGCCTCTTTATCGTATTTACCGACTAGAGATCCATAACTAGAATCAATGTTCCCGTAACCAGTATTTAGTTCAGTGTCTAGACTTCCGATTGCTTTTTGAGTATTAGCGATTGCTGCTGCATTGAGGGCTGCATCTTCGCCTGATCCTCCTCCGGCTGCTGCTGGAGCAGTTCGTCTAACAGGGGCAGATTGAGAGTTCTGCTTGGCTATGATTTCATTAGCCGCTTTAATAACGTTCGGGGAGGCTGGTGCACCAGCGCCTCCTGCCAAAATTTGTTCTGCAGCCTGGTATGCTGCTGGGCTGTAGGGTCCTACGTTTCTTAATGCCATAATTACTTTCAAAACCTCCTATAGTTTTATAGCAAAAATTATAACATAAACACTAAACTATAATACATCAACTTTTGCTTGAGTCGCATCCGAATTACTCTCAGTATCAATAACCGCTTTGCCCTTAGTGCCAACTGCATAAGTATTTGAATCGTTCCATAGACTATTAACGATAACCGGAACTGCCGCACTAAAGTCAGTTACAACCATGATCTCAGAGGGCTTACCTTCATCCCAGAGATCAAGCCCAGCTACCTTGTTATTAGTACCTGCATCATAGAGGTCATCTACAAAGAAGTATGCTCCTGCGGTGCTTGTTACTCCTGTAATCTTAACAGTGGCATAACGAGCAACTGTACCTGAGTAGTATGTCGTGAGGCTGAATGGGAGCCACGAACCTGTAGTAGTCGGGAAGGTATAAGCAACATCTGGGGTTCCTGTGGTGTTACCTGGTAAGAAAAGCTCTGCCTTTAGAGTACCACTTGAGAACGTGGCATTCCTGTATACATAGCCATTGATAGCAACGCTTGATGTTGGAGCAGCAGGAATCTTAAAAGACCAACTAGAACCAGTCGAGTTATTTTCAGGTTTACTGACAAGAGATAGTGAGCTGGCTGTACGAACAGTTGTATCTGTAAGACCTGCCCCAGCACTCCACCAAGAACCATAGTTCGTATACCACCTATGTTTAGAGGTATTACCATCCATGTCTTGAAAAGCTATGATAGAAGTATCAAGTTGATTTAGGTAGTTCGTTATAAGGAAGGTTGAACCGAAATAACACTCGTTAAACAACGCCTGATTAAGTGTGCTAATCTGGGTAGTGATATCATACAAGTTGCTGGATATCGTACCAAAGTTACAGTTGTTGAACACGTTACCAGTACTAGCCCAAAGGTAGACAGCGTTTAGTCTACAGGCATTTACTGTACAGTCGTTGAATGTATTACCAGAACTTGAGAGTATTCCGATGGCGTAGCCTCCAGCTGACCCAACAGCGTTTGCTCCGTATGAGTGACAGTTATTAAAGATGTTACCAGTAGAAGAGGTGTTCAAGGATAATGTAGCACAAGTCGTTGTACTTGAAGCATTATAATGAAGTAGGTAGTTCATTGTCTTGTTAGATGTACCAGAATAACCCACACCAGACTGACCTGCAAAGTTGCTACCTGCTGTATTGTAGAGGATTATGCCTGTATGTGTCTGGGCTACAGTAGCTTGTGAGCCAGTTCCACCTTGGGACATAAATAAAGCAGTTCTACCGCCAGCGATTGAGTTGTTGTACAAGACTATCCCATCAAAGCTTGTTGCAGAGTTCATATTCAATATAATTCCCTTACCAGAAGTATTATCTGAGTATTCAAAACGAGTATAGTCAAAGCTTCCCACTGTGGTGCCAGAGTGGTAAACATAGTAACCAAGGTTGGTAGTAAGAGGCTTGATAATAGAGTTACGAGTCATCAGTCCAACGTACGAACTAGCATCGTGAGTGTTGGCTAGAGCAGCTTCCGCCCCACCTGGTGTACTACAAAGCACGAAAGAAGTACTTGAGTTTCGGGTCTTTATAAATCTAGTTTCGTTGTTGTTGTAAGCTGATGAACCACCAAACACTACTTCATCACCTGCCACTGAATCAATTGCTGAACCTGGAATCCAAGGGTCAGCTGCTGTTCCTACGCCAGTACCTCGAGTAACGTGAGTGTCTGTCGTTGCACCAGTAGTAAGAATTTGACCACCATATTGAGCTTGACCTGAAAAAAGACCTTGGTCTCCATTAACTGTAGAGTCAATAATAAGTGTGCTAACAATAGATTTATTTGAGGGTGGTCGCATATCAAATACACCACCTACCGTTACCCATACAGAACCCTTCAATGTAAGCGTGGTTGAAGCAGATTGGTCAAAGGCTGCTGTACCACCTGAACCAATAGTAAGGGCTGCACCCATTGTTTGAGGTGTTGAACCTATATTAGTAGTAGCCTTAGAACCCCAAGTTGTAGTACCAGATATAGTAAATGTTTTAGGAGTGAGTCCGGCATCATTGAATCCACCTACCCAGAGGTCGTCTGATGACCCATAGGCTGAAGTAGCATCATAAGTAAACTGGAACCATAAGCCTGAAGCTGCGGTTCTTACACTACCAGACGAACCAACAGTGTTCTTCAACCTACAAGTATAAGCAGATGCCCCTGTAGTGGTAAATTGATATGGAGTCGCATATCTCAGATAGTTCATACCAAGCTGGATATCTGCACTGTTTATTGTGGCGGTGGCCTTTGAAACACCAGACTCCATAATCTCTGCTGTGATATTACCTCCGTTAGATGGAAGTGCAGCCACACATATCCATACACCAGTAATCTTATTAGTAGTATTCGGGGCAGTCACACCAGCGGAAGTTACACCAGCTAAAGTCAGTGTTACTACACTAGCAGTGATAGTTGCACTCCCTAAATGAGTATCGAAATCGGTTCCGTTGTATGTTCGTAATGCCATATTATGAATAAGTTAAAGACGCCCTATTCGTCCAGTTAGCCGCATAAGAGCTTGCTCCATTCGCATATTCTCGGAGGTTATTAGTTCTAGTTTTTCTATAAATAAACCAACTCCCATCCGAAACGTGCTCATATCCGACATAGACATAAGTATTAGTATACTCTGGTCCATCCATAAGTTCATACCCAGAAGTCGCCACCCCAGAAGGTCCTGGTGGGCCAACTGGACCCGTAGGCCCTGTCGGACCTGGCACTCCTTGAATACCTTGAATCCCCTGGATTCCTTGAGGACCTTGTGGACCCTCGGGGCCTTCTGGACCCTCTGGACCGATTTCACCTTGCGGTCCTTCTGGCCCAACCTCTCCTTGGATTCCTTGAGGACCCTGAGGGCCTTGTGGTCCCGGAGCACCAACAGCCACTCCAGCGTGAACGGTAGTTGCGGGTGTGATATTGGCATTAACTTCTGTGCCCTCTTCAACCGTAGTTTGAACGCTCGCATCAAGCCCTTGTCTGACCGTTACGTTTCCACTAGGCGAAACATTGGTTACAACCCTAGAGCCATTTTCTACATTGGTCCTCACAATTATATCGGGCATTGGACCTCCCTCCTTAAGTTAATAGCCTATTTGTTGGGCTTCCGCCTAGGGTAATTCGACCTTCTAAAATTGTATAAACGTGAACTCCATCAGAGTCTTCATCTACCTTCACATCGTAGTAATACTCTTTAGGTTCCAGCTCTTGAGTTTCGGCTGGAGTAAATACGATATCTGCCTCTCCTTGAGCGTTCCCGGTCGTAATATTCTTTGGAGGAATCACTGCTGTAGAATCATCCATACTCCCATCAAATTCAAGAGATTTAACAGTACATAAAACTGTAGCCCCGACAAGAGTGTGGGGTACTTTATTCTTCTCATAAACAATCCCGATAGTATATTCTGTTCCCCTATCCCAAGCAAAATTCGTCTGTTTTGAAGCCATATTATTACCCTAATTTATACCCTAATAATAACATAAACACTACAGTTAAAGTATACGTTCCAATTCTGCAATTACTTCGTTATAATTCTCGGAATGAATCGTGCGACCATAAGACCACCTGTCAAATTTCGCAAGCGTCTCCTTCTGAAGTGGACGATATGGAGACTTACTGTCCGCCTTGACTTCGATCGCACCCCAAAAACCCTCCAGCATAAAGATAACGTCCGGACAACCCGTCGGAACACCCGGACCCGGTCTAGTCTTTAAAACGAAGCATCCTTTACTCTTAAGAAACTTTATGAGCTGGGCTTGAGTTTTTCCTTCCATAAATTCGATATTTGGGGGACCTCCACCTGATAGATCCCATTCTTATTTTTCTTTGCGCCATACGGAGCTTTCTCCGCAAACATGGTGACATAAACATCTTCTCCTAAATATTTAATAACTTCAACCAGTTTACCTTCAAGTCTCTCAAAAACCTCATTAATCGCCTCAAGATTCCCATTCCTCGCAAGGTCCAAAAGATTCGCTGCAATAATCGCTTTGACTAGTGGTGGGTTCTCAAATTCTGAGATATCCTTATCTGTTTTAAAGGCAGTTTCTAGCTTATCTCGATAGTCCAGAACTAGGGGCACAACCTTAATGTTTGAGTCGGCCATCTTCTCTACAGTTTCGCGTAATGTCAAAGTTACAACAGATTTGTCATCGTCTTCCTTTTTCGGTTCTTCTTTTAAGGGATCAGATTGAGTGGCGATTTCGTCTGTTTCTTTGACGCCTTCGGGTAAGTCGATGCTTTTGGCGTGAGGGTAGAGGAAGAAGAACATCGGTAATTCTTCTTTGATCGGTGTGGCCACTTTCCCGTCGATGCGGTCGATCGCCGTTTTGATCGCGGAGAGTTTCCCCTTCGCACACGCCCGTACCAATCCGAAGACCACACCCTCGTTCCCGGTGTGCTCACCCTTTTTCTCGGCTTGCAGAAATTCGAGCCAATCCCAGTGGATCATCTCGCCCAAAAAATCCGATAGTTTTGTTTCACCTGTCATAGTGCTTATATTAGCAAACTATCAATCGAATCATCATCGTCGTCGCTCACTACCTCTGATGGGGTGAAACCCACTCTCTCCGTCGCAACACTCCGCCATAGCTCAAC